GGCGTCAATCAGACGACAAGAGAGGCATTGAGACGATCGCTTGAAGAAGGTGTAGCCCAGGGAGAGGCGATGGGAGAATTGAGAAATAGAATCTCAAGCATATACGGAGAGGCTGAAGGATTCAGAGCTGAGACCATCACCAGAACGGAAGTCGGATCAGCTCAGAACTTCGGACGAGGAGCCGAAATGAAAGACCAGGGCATTGAAAACAAAATGTGGATATCAATATTCTCTAACTCGAGAGACGCTCACATGGCAGCTCACGGCCAAGTCGTGGGAGTCAATGAGGCCTTCCAGGTCGGCGGAGAATATCTACAATTCCCAGGAGATCCAGATGCGAGTCCAGAAAACACGATAAATTGTCAGTGCTCAATTTCGCCAACACTCAGAGCAAAGACATAGGACTTGCAAAAAAAAATCGGGGTGTTATAATTAAGAAAAATATTAATAGGACTCACGGGTCCACGACAAGCAATCTTAAGGGAGAGCTCAAGCGTGGACTCTTTTTTTATAAAAACATGGAAAAGAAACAATACGAACTAAAAAGCATCGAAGGCAAGGAAGTAAAGTTAGCGAAATTTATCTGTCCCGCAAAAATCAAAGCTCTTCCTGAAGAAGGCGAAGGAGTCTTTGAAGCGTATGTCTCCGTGTTCGGCAATGCCGATTCGTATGGCGAAGTGGTAGACAAGGGTGCGTTCATAGATTTCATTAAAGAAAACTTCCCTCGCTATCCAAAGGGAGTATGGTGCCACGATTGGGACCAGCCTATCTCAAAAACATTGGAGATCCGCGAGGACGAATACGGACTATACGTCAAGGCCAAGCTTATCCTCGAAGTACAGAGAGCAGCCGAGTGCTATGCGCTTATGAAGGAGGGAGTGATAACTGACTTCTCGTTCGGATACGGAGTGGACGAGGACTACCAGGACGGCACTGACGGATTGAGACACTTGAAGAAATTAAGCATATACGAATACTCACCGGTATTGGTAGGTGCAAACAGACGAGCAGAAATGATTGGGGTAAAAGTGGACGGAGCGAAGAAAGAGGATAACGCGGGGGATCCACCTCCACCTGATGCAGGATCGGCAGCTGCAGCGGGCACTGAAGAACCAAAGCCGACGCCTGAAGAAGAAAAGGCCAAAGCGATCGCAGCGATCAACGCGGGCATCAAGGCGGCAAACGATATTCTTGAAGCCGTTAAAACGGCAATAGGGACTCTTGGCGGATCAACCGCAGTCAAAGACGGTCAAGGAGACGAACCTCCTGCCGGCGGAGACGGTGGCGCCGGAGACAATTCGGTCGACACTGGCACAGATAACGAGAAAAAAACTGCAAAGTTGATTCTCAAAGAAGCCAGGGGCATTGATAAATCAGTCGAGAGGCTGATCATTAAAGCCAAGCAGATTATTAAAAGCTAAAATCACACCACAAATATGGACAACGAAATATTTTTGGAGATTGACGGTAAACAAGTCAACCTAACAGAGATTCTTGCAAAAGCAACCGACGAGCAGCTTGAAAAAATGGGCTTTCCGCTTGAAAACGGAAAATTCAAAATGGCTCCAGTCGAATTAAAGACTGAGGCTATGGTCAAGCAGGAGGGTATCGAGGAGGCTGCCAACTTTATCAAGAGCATCGTTCTTCCTGTAAGTCATTACAAGGAATACGGTGTAAAGCAGATCAATACTGGCACAGGTTCCTTCGGGTACACTGTACCAACAGTATTGGCCGACGCTATCTTGGAAAAGAAAGCCAAATTCAATGTTTTGTCTGAAAGGGCATTTACATTCCAATTGGCCGGCAACTTCGACTTACCTGTCGAAGGCGACAGCATCACAGGATATTGGGTGGAAGAAGTGGACGACGCCGATGCCAATTTGGTAACAGCATCCGAACCTTCTACAACCAAGAAATCTCTAACCGACAGATACGTCGCAGCCCTTGTTAAGGCATCATGGAAGTTATTGAACACTTCAGCCTTCAACATCGTAAACTACGTCGCTACTCTTGCCGGAAGGAAACTTGCTGAAGCTTGTGAATCAGCTTACATCGCAGGAAACGGCACTACACAGCCAAAGGGTATCCGCTTGGAAACTTTGTCTCAGGCAGTTGCTCAAGCCGGCGACGGATTAGCTTACCAGGATATTATAAACCTCTATTTCTCATTGAAACCTCAATACAGAAAGAACGCAGTGTTTATAACTTCGACAATGGGAGCTAAAGCTATTCACGGACTTAAGGACACTCAAGACAGGCCTATATTCCAACCTGGAATGCCCCTTGACGCCCTATTCAACAAGCCCTTGTTAGAGAGCGTTGACATCCCAGAGAACTTGGGAACTGGCGGAAACACCACAGAAATCTACTTCGGAGATGCATCCTACTACTGGATCAAGACCGGACAAGCTATCGAAATGGCCACTCAGGACATTATCGAAAGATTGCAGACAAAGATTCTTGTTTACGAATCAGTCGACGGCGCTTTGACACTAACTGAAGCTTTCACAAAGCTAACAGGAGTCAAAGAAGCTACCGAATCCTAAGTTTTTGAAGATTCACTCTGCCCCTAATGGTCGGGGGCAGCAGAATAATCAAAAAATCACAACAAAAAAATGATGACTAAAGTTGTAAAATTCATAAATTGCTACAAGATATATTGCAAGGGAGACATCGCAAAATTCCCTGTCGAGCAGGCTAACGCGCTCATTCTGGGCAACTATGCCGAGGAATTAGTGCCTCAAATGACGAAAGACGCGATGCACGTCGCCCAAGTAAAGACGTCAGAGGCCGTAAAAGAGGCTGGGACGGAGCTAAAAGCAATAAGCAAGACAAACGATAAAGCAGTGAAACCAGGCCCCAATAAGGCCAAAACGGCGCCAAAGAAAGGCAAAAAATAAACATTATGATGCTAACCTCAGTACAAAATTTGAAAGATTATCTCGGAATACCATCGGCCGAGACCGGCAAAGACGGTGTACTCGAGCTTATCATAAAAGGAGCGAGCGCATTTTTTGAAACAGAAACAAGAAGGAAGTACGATGTTGAGCAGTACATAGAAAAACAGAACGGAGACAATTCACAGAAACTCATACTCTCCCAATTCCCGATCATATACGTGAGAGAGATTAAAGTGGATGGATCCGTGATATCTCTTGCCGACGAACCAACGCTTGACATCAATTACCAGAACGGAATCTTAACCAGAGAGAGAGGATGGCCTTCAGGATTCAGGAATATCGAAGTCACCTACACTTCGGGCTTTATTTTACCAGACGAAAGCGGAGAGAGTGGACCAGGAACGTACTACACACTCCCCTACGATATCGAGCTGGCCGTACTGAAGCTCGCAGCAAGGACATATGAAAGAAGAACCGCTGAAGGAGTCGCTTCGGCCGAGAACGTCAGCTACAAAGATATGCTCGACGAAGAAATTGAGAGGACCATAAAGGCACACCTCAAAACAAAAGCGTAATATGTTCAACTTCAAAACATTTAATATTTACAGGACATCGGATCCGAACGAAAGCGCAAACAACTACAAGATTGCTTACGCGGACACCGGCAGTATCATAACCGGAAACCTGAAGCCTGCGGGAGCCGAATACTCAATGATAGTGGACGGCCAATTTGGCAAAACATTCATTGTTAAATCGGACGACTTCAATGCAGACATTCAGATCGGAGACAGATTGAAAGACGGAAGCGAGTGGTACGAAGTTAAAGGATTGTCGTTGAATAGCGATAGCCCGAGAAGGAACGTTACGCTGACAGTAATTAGCGTAATAAAACAGACATGAATTTAACAGTCAAATTGGAGGGAGATTTATTGGCGAAGATTAAGACAGCCGGAATATTCACGAAAGACGCGATAGTGGCAGGAGTGAAAGACGCTTCGACAATGCTGATGGAGGACGTTATGCTAAGCGCTCCAAAATCAACTGGCGATTTGACTAAGTCCATCAGGAGAGAATTCTTTGACGAAGGAATGACAGCGCAGATATTCCCGACAGTGGAATACGCATACGAGCTTCACGGAGAGGATAAAGCGAGGGGCGAGTATTCACCGCCTCAGACGATACCGGCAAAAGAAGCGAAAGAAGGTGGCTCACTTTACAGGTGGGCAAAGAAGAAGGGAATGAATCCCTGGGCCGTAAGAGCAGTGATCGCCAAGAAGGGTCACAAGTACCAACCTTGGATCAAAGAGACTGCCGATCGGGACCAGGACAAAGTATCGAAAGTGTTTGAGGACGTGCTTGATAAGATAGCGAATCACTTAGGAGATTAAAATATGTTTGGAATTATTAGAGAAAAAATCATAGGCGTTGTCAATAACGCTGAGAAAATCGAAGAAGCGTACAGAACCGCCCGTTCTTCTTTTAGCGGATTCCCTGCTGCGGTCGTCAGCCCGTCGAGCAACGAGGCAGCCTACAACACCACTGCATCAGAATCAAATAAGGAAACATATATTTTCACCGTAAGACTTTACTACCCTTTCACTGACGGCCAAGACAACGCAGACATCGCACTCGAGCAAGCCATAGACGAGCTGATCGATACATTCCGACAAAGAGAAGTGCTTGATATCGAGAACGCGTGGGTCGAACCAGTGCCATCAGTATGGGGATACCAGACGACAACGCAA